GATCAAGAACTCGACCCGCTTGGCGAGCACCGCCGCCGACGTCGTGAACGCCGCCGCCGCCGTCGCGCGGACGCTCACGGTCGTCGTCGCCAAATCCTGCGCCGAGAAAATCGGCGCCACGGCGATCGCCTTATTGCCCGTGCCAGCAACCGCCGAGCACTGTTCCGGCGTCAGCAGCACCGTCGCCGCGTTGCCCTGGTTGACGTACACCACCAGCTTGATCACGCCGGTGTAATTCTTGAGCGAGACGGCGCGAGACGACCGCCCCGCCGCGTCCGTGGCCGGGTCCAGAATCGGCAGCACTTCGAGATCAGATACACCGAACATATGGGATGCCTCGTAGAAGAAGGTCCGACAGGCGGGGCCGCATCAGCCGCCCCGCCCGCAGTGGTTAACGTGCGGCGAGCGCGACGAACGCGGACTGCGTGGCGCTGCCCTTAAATGGCGTGACCGCCGCGGCCAGCATCGGCTGCCCGTCGCAACGGTCCGTAATACGAAACGTCTCTTCGCCCTGCACAAACCGGACGTGGATGGAGCGCTGCATGTTCGCCCCGCCCTTGGTCCCCATCGCGTAGTACGACAGATCGGCCAGCACGATGTCGCCAAGTGTGCCAAGTGTGCTCGCGAACTCCACGGCAACGACCGGGCGATTGTACAGCGTGCCGTACTTGCTGCCCGACAGGCCAGAGGGCGGCACGAACACCGGCCAGTTCCCGATCGTCATCAGCGGGAGCTGCGGCTCCGCGTCCTGATTGATGAACCACACCGCGTTGGCGCGCGCCGCCGGCAACAGGCGCGAGTACATCTTGACGATGTTCGCCGCGTTGATCGTCGTGGCGGTTTGCCCGCTTTCCGCCGCCTGCGAAACCAGCGCACCCGAATTCATAAACCCGAGCATTTCGCCAACGCCGTTTCCTTCCCAGATTTCGCGCTCTTTCGCGAAACGGATCTCCTCGGAAAACGCCTCCGTGAGAATAACCGACGTGGCCGGCGCGTCCTCAAGCTGCTCTTCCGTCACATACCCAATCGCGATCAGCTTCTTGGTCAGGTCCAGCGTGACACGCCGGAACTTCGGCCGGGAGGCCGTGGCCGTGTCGTTCTCGCCGGCACGGAAAGCGCGGACCCCACCCCACCGGTTGCCGTTCGTTCGTGAGGTTTCGTCAACGGCCGGGATCGTGTACTGATTGCCAGACACCGGGATTTCCTTCACGCGGCTGAGGATCTCGCCGCCCGCGTTCGCAAGGCGAAAAATCTCCGTCGCAAACTGCGGGGCGATGAGGTATCCGCCATCGGCGCCCACCGTCTCGTTCAATCCCGAGGCCGCGCCACGCATCACGCCGTGCAGCCGCGGGTCGACATGCCCGTCGGCCGCACGCTTGATCGCGCGGAGCTGATCGACCAGCGAGGTAAACGGCTTGTCCTCAGCGCGATCGGTACCGACGACGGCGACGGCGGGCGCGGTGCTGATCGGGGCGCGCTGCTCGGCCTTGGCGCGCAACGACGCCAGTACCTCGCTGCGGGCGGCGTCCACGGCCACGCCGTTGACGATCCATTCCGCCGCCTTCTCAGGCATCCCGCCATCGCGGGCAAGCACCGCCAGCTCGGCGGCTCTGGTGTCCGGAGTAGGGGCCGTGCCCCGCTCCGATGTGGTCTCAAGAGACATCTGCGACTCCATCGAAAGGGCCGGATCACTCTCGGCCTGTTGAACCGGTGCCGCGCCGAATGCGCTGCGCCCGACACCCACGGCGTAATCCGCAGGGACTGCCACGCTGGACGCCTCGTAGAGCGCCCATCCTTCATACGTGCGGACAATGCGACCGGCCGCGGTCTTGGTTTGCGTGTACCGCTCGCCCGGCCAGTAGCCGATACTCACTTTCTTCCGAATGCCGGACGCCATGTCTTTGAAGACCCACTCGGCATCCGGGTGGTTGCCGCGCGTGACGTCAATGCGCGCCACCCCATCACCGTCGACCGAGGGCGTCGTGCCGATGCCGATCTGCTTCGCCAGCGAATGGTCCAGGCAGAACGGGACGCCGTCGGCCACATAGCTGAGGTCCGGCCCGACACCGCGATGGCTCAGCACTTCGTCGTAGATCTCGCCCGTGCGCCAGTCGTAGCGCTCGACCGGCGCTTCGCTGCTGATTGCCATGCGCAGTGGGGCGCTGTCGTCGTCGCCCACCCGTTCCGCGCGGGCCGTGAGTTCGCGCGTGCGAAATCCTTGCGGGTTGTCGCGCGTTTCCGGCGCGAACGGATCGTGAGGTGCAATCATGCGGCTCCTTTGCGGAGCGGCAGCACGCGCCCCGTCGACGTGGAAGGGGTGTCGGCCGCGTCGTCCGCGGCGCTGTCCGTTGCGGTCGTGACCTGTACGGCCAGCGGGACCGCTTCGAGCGGCACGCCTTTCGCAAGCGCGTAGTCGCGGGCGTCTGCAATTTCGTCGATCACCTCGAAGAAGTCGCGGCCTTTCTCGGCGCAGATGCGCTGGGGCGACGTGATGCCCATGTTCAGCTCGAGGAGCGCCGCCGTGGCGTCCTTCACCGGATCAATCCACGGCCAGCCGGTGCACATGAACGTCGCGAACTGCGCGAGCGTGCGCGCGTCGTACGCAACAGCGCCCAACACGCCAAGCACCGACGCCATCGGCACCCAATCGGCGAAGATAGGCGAGAGGAATTGCTCGATCAGCAAGTCGTGCTGGTGCATCCGACTCTGCGCCATCTCGCGCACGCGGTCTGTCCGCATGCTCGAAAAATTCACGTCCGACAAATCGCCCGTCAGGCTCGCATAGGATCGCCCGAACGCGCGCGCGATCGTGCGTTTGACGACCTTCATAAACCCGGCGTAATTCGCTGTCGGATGCTTGGGCTCCCACGCCTGGAATTCGTAGCCGCCAGGCAGCACGCGCGCCGATCCCGGTTCGGCTTCCATCACAAGCGGGATCACATTGCCGTCCGCATCGCGCGGCGCGTCGAGCCCGCCCGTGCTGTCCTTGTTCACAAAAAAGCCACCCTGCGCCGCGGCCAACAGCGACTGGTATAGCTCGGCCTCGGTGTAGCGGTCGCCCAGCTTCCAGTTCACCAACGCCGGCGCGAACCACGGCACGCCGCGCCGCTGCCCGACGCGTACGCGCTTAAAGACGTGCAGCACGTCCGAGGCCGCGATGCGCTGCTTGACGCGACCGGCGTTGCTCGGGTGACGATCCCAGATGTGATACGCGACCGGGCGCCCATCGGCGTCGACTTCCACCCCCATGTGGATGGCGTTCCGATCCGCCGTCGCATTTTGGTTCTCGTTCTCGTCGATCTGGTCCGGGTCGATGACCTTGAGTGCGTACCCGTACGTCAGGCGCGGGTCCCGAATGCGCAGCGCGACGAACTCGCCGTCTTGGATCACGCTCCGGACCATGAACCGCTGCAGCGACGCCAGCGAATGGTCGCCCGTGGTGGTGCAGTGGTCGCGGTGGCTCCACGCGGCCCACTGCAACTCGATGCGGTCGTTCAGCACGTCCAGCGGCAATCCGCGAGGACGACGGGCGCGGAACTGCAAGCGCGCGCCAGCCGCGCCGACGAGATCCGACTCGAAGTCAAGCAGAAGGCCCGCCGCTTCGCCGTTGTCGCGCACCAACTGCCGCGACCGGGCGCGCAATCCGGCCAGCGAATGCCGCAATTCCGTGTTGGCCTCCTCCAACTCGGCGAACCAGCGGGCAACGATGCGCGATTGCGCCGCCCCGCCGTAGCTGCGCGCCTTCGCCGCGCCGACGCGGCCCGTAAGCGCGGTCGTGAGGTAGCGGAGCCGGGCGCCGATCCTCATCTCATCCCCACCACGTCAAAACGCACCGGATGACCAAAGGTGCCGGTGCGCTCCGCGTTGACACGACCCTGCCAGTACGCCTCCTCCCGCGCGACCTCCGACAACGTGTGGAACATGGTCATGCGCCCGTTGATCGTGACCATCTTCGCCTCGCCTGCGAGGATCGCCGCGCGGGCGGTGCGAACGACGGCCAGCATCTGTTCCGCGTACGAGGCGAACGCGCCCGCCACCGATACGCCAAGGTCGGCCACAAGCGTCGTCGTCCCCTTGGCGACGGTCTCGATGACGCCAGACAGCGCGGCCCGCAGTCGCCACTGGTAGAGGCCCGCGGCCAGATCGCCCGTCTGCGCCGCCGTCAACGTCAGCGCGTGGCTCGCGCCGCTGGCCGTAGACGTCACCGCGACGACAGACGGGCCGGCGAGCGCGAACGACAGCGCCCACCCGGCCGTGGCGGGATAGTCCGCAAACGACAGCAACAGCGACAGGCTATCGCCCGCCGTGATCGTGTTCGGGACGTCGGTCTGCGTGGGCACAGAAACAGCATCACCAGCCGCGCCCGACTGTCCTATAGGCGCGGCCCGTCACTACGAACCTACGGCCACTATTGCAACCGATTAGGCCGCGCGCTCCTGCTCCTGGCGCCGGGACCACGGCAGGCGGTACGCGCGCGGGCGGCGCCGTCCGTGCTCGTCGAGATACCCGCGCTCCACCAGCAGGCGCAGCGCGCGGCCCGCGTGCTGTGGGGTCATGCTCACCGCGCACGCCACCGATTCCGCTTTCTGCTCGCGGTACTCGTAGAAGTCGAGCCGCTGGTGGAGATACCACATCACCGCTTTCGCGGCCGGCTGCAGCGTCGCGTCGTCCAGCGCCTGCCGCACCACCACGGGCACCCCGCCGACGGTCACGAGCGCGGGGCCACTCATCGCCGCCACCCGCCGCCACGGCCGCCGCTACCAAGCCACGCCGACGGCGCGCGCACTGGTAGTCGCTCCGGCCCTCGTGCCGGCGCCGCCTTCGTGCTCCCGTTCACCCGATCGCCTTCGGCCATAACGCGCTCCCATTCTGAGGTCAACGACGACGGCGCAACCGGTCCGATATGCAACAGCGCGTACGCGTACACCTCACAGTCCAGCGTTTCGTCGCGCTGACCGCTGCGCTTGACGTACATGCTGACGGTCTTCCCCCGGTACTCGTGTTTCACGAGTTTTTGCGAAAAGAATTCCGCGAAATACGCGCTGTCGGCGCGCTCGTTGAAGTGCAAAAACATCGGCCCCGCGTCCAGCGCGTACGGCGTCGGCGGGATCATGCCCACGCGACGCAACAACCGCTTCTTTATCGCCTGTGTGCCGAGGAGATACAGCCGCGAGTTTAGGCGCGTGCGCGTGAAGTTCTTCGGTGCAATATCGGCGTTCGGATCGGCCGCGCCCTTCACCGCGAACACGCCCTGCGCCAGCCGTGGCTTGGTGTACTGGTATACCGGGTCGGGGTCGTCCCCGGAGTCAATCGCCATCGCGCGAATCTGCATCGTCGCGCCGTGTTCGTGCGTCCACGTCCGAGTGGTGCGCCAGTCGTCGAGCTGCGCCCACACGTCGCCGTGTGACGTGTCGCCAAAAAAAATCCCCCAGTCAACCAGCCACGATTGCTCTCCGGGGCCGTACGCGCGCACGACGTAGTGCAGCGCGTTCGGCTGCTTGTCGACGCCACAGAGCAACACGCACGCGCCGCGTGGAACGCGCCACGCCGCGCCCGCCGGCTCGTACTGCGCGGCACGCGCCTGCACCGTCTCCTGCAGCTCCATCGTCGCCCGATCCTCCCACTCCTCGCCGAGCGCGGTATTCGCGAAGACCTGCAGCGCCTCCGGGTCGCCCTGCGCGTCAATCCATTCTTGCACCAGCGTCGTCCACCGCGCGAAGGGGGAATACAGCGCGTTGAGGTGATAGCCGCGCGTCTCGCTCAGCGGGCGCGTCACCACCCACGCCCCCGACGCCAGCATCCCGTCCTTTTCGCGCTCGTCGATCAGCCGTTCACACGCGACGCACTGATACCCGGGCTGTGGAAGATCCTTGTATCTCAGGCGCTCCCACACCAGCCGCTGTGCGTGCCCACAATGCGGGCACGGCACGTGATAGAAGCGCTGGTCTGATTTTGCGAACTCGCGCGAGATCCGGCACTCGCCCTTCGTCGTCGGCGTCGAATTCAGGTAGACTTTTCGCCGATAGCCCAGCGTCTCCGTGCGTTTTTCGGCCAGCTTGATCTGGTCGCCCTCGCCTTTCGCGGACGACGAACCGCCGTACCCGTTGACCTCCTCCAGTATCAGCACGCGCACCGTCCGGCGACGAAAAAAGCGCGGCGAGTTCGCACCACCGAGCACGATACTCCCACCCGGGAAGACCTTGGCGGTGATCGTGTTTTTCGAGTCCTTCACCGCGTTCGACACGCGCTCGGCAACGACCGGCGTCTCCTCGATGGACGGCGCGAGCTGCTCTTTGCTAAAATCTTTCGCGTCGTCGACGGTCGGCTGCACGATCATCACCGACGACGGGTCTTGATGAACGAAGTACAGCACGATATTCAGGCCCGCTTCCGTCGCCCCGATGCGCGCGCACTTCTTAAACACCACGCGGTTGACGCCCGGTTCGCTGAAACTGTCCATTATCTCGCGCAGGTACGGCGTGCGCGCCGTCACCCACTGGCCCGCGTCGGCAGAATACGACGGCACGGTGCGGTAGCGATCGGCCCACTCAGACACCGACAGCGTCGGCGGGGGCGCCAACAACCGCCGCACTTGCTCGCGGATGCGGTCACGAAGCGCGAGCCCGCCAGCGCTGGGCGTCACGCCGCCTCGTCCACCGGTTCGCCAACCGCAGACAGCGTGCGCATCAGCCGCGCGATAGCGGGGTGCAGCCGCTGCTCCATTTCAACAATCGTTTTCGCGCCGAGCAGCGTCGGCGACACGGTGCGCGCAAACGGCATCAACTTGGCACGGAGATCGGCAAATATCCTTTCCGTGACCGACGCGGCCTCGTCCACGAGCACCATCGACGACTCCATCCGCGCGACGTCCAGCTCGGCCCGCCGCGCGTCCGCCTCGCCCTTGCGGTCGGCCCAGTGCCCGTCGCCCACGGCGGGCTTCACCTTGCGCAGCGCCTCGTCCACGGCCTGCCGGCACAGCTCCCGCTCTCGCCAGCGCATAAGCTCGGGCCATTGCACGATCACCCGAGCCCCCTCGCGGCGGACCGGCGCGCCCGGCTTCGCGCACCAGATGCCAACGGCTTGCGCGCTCAGATGCATTTGCCGCGCCGCCGCGCTCGCGCTGATCTCGCCGGAACCCGGCGCAACAACGGTCAACCTGCCCGGTTTTGGCATCAATTCAACCCAGTTAACGGCGTTAGGCTCTGTAGACTAATAACACGGTCTCCGGTTACCCGAGGTAGGCCCCCCCGGGGGGGGGACCCAAGCGGCAACAGTTGCCGCCCTATGTGGCGTCCGCGCATCACCGCCCGCCCCCTCGGTCGACCACGATCTGCACCGCCTCGTAGCCGTAGCCAGCCGCGAACCGGTTGAACACCTC